GCTGTAATCGCAACAGGCTTCTCTACAATAGAGGTAATATTTAAATTGATGTTATATTTAGTATCTATAATAGCTACTGTTCTTGTTATTGTTAAATATGTTAAAGAAATCAAGAAACTTAACAAAGATGTTTAAATTAAATCCTGAACATTTATTTGAATGTTTTTATCCGAGATTACCTGAGACCCTTGAATTTAAGAAACATTATAAATATCCTATATTAATATCTAAAGAGGGAATATGTCAAATTGATCCTGATAGTGATTATACTTTAGCTCACTATAAGACTAGCAGTAAGTTAGATTATCCAAATAATATAATTAAAGCGATCGGTCTTATACAAAAGTCAGGGGTAGATAAATGGAAAAAAGCTAAACGTCTTGCTATTGATAAATTAATCTATGAAACATTTTTTGGTATAGGAGAAAAATTTACGGTTATGTTAAAACTTAATTATAACCCATATGATAGTAGGGCATGTAATTTAATCCCGGGTAATTCTCTAACAAATGATGAAAGGGTTGCTTATAAAAAAGGACAAGAAATTTTTATAAGTAATACGGTTAATGAGATGATTAAGAGAGAAAAAACTTTACCCCCAGATATTAATTTAGGAGAATATTGGGAGCGTTTGGGTATACCAATACTTTATATTAATAAATGGAATAAAGTAAAAGGGCTAGAAGATAATAAAAATATTTATATAAAGAAATATAAGGGAGTTTATTATAGAGGTAACAATAAATGGATAGCTTTTATTTCCTTTAATAGCAAGAGATTTTATTTAGGTTATCACGATTCACCAGAACTAGCAAATCTAGCTAGATTAAACTTTAAAAGAAAATTAATAAATCCCGAATAAGCTACGAATATTGATTAGATAAATCCCGAATAAGCTACGAATATTGATTAGATAAATCCCGAATAAGCTACGAATATTGATTAGATAAATCCTGTCTAAGATCTCTCTCTATAGATTCTATTCTAACCCAGGGACACCATAGATAGTTATTTTAGGGCCCAAATGCACTTTTTGTTTCATTTTAAACGTTAAAGTTTCGTTAAATTTTCGTTAGAGTGCTTTTTTCCATCATAATAGCGATATATAAGATGTAACAATCAAATAATAATGGGAAATGAAAGAAATCTACAAAGAGATCACAGGCTATCCTAATTACCAAGCATCAAATTTAGGGAATATAAAGTCCATGAAGAAGGGATTTGTATTAAGCCCTATCGAAACAAAAGCTGGCTATTATATAGTAAATCTATATCAGGATAAGAAAAGAAAAACTATGTATGTACATCAATTAATATGCATGGCTTTCTTAGGCTTTATCCCAGATGGACACAGATTGGAGTGCGATCATATCGACAATGACAAAGCAAATAATAGATTAGATAATTTAAGATTATTATCACATAGAGAAAATTCGGCTAGATATCACGACGATAATAAAAATAATACTTCAACATATAGAGGAGTTCATTATAATAAAGCAGGGAGGAGACACTGGAAAGCTCAGGCTGGATTCGACGGGGAAAGTTACTATCTTGGTTGCTATTATACTGAAATAGAAGCCGCGGCAGCATATATCAAAGCAGTTAGAAATTTTGAAAATAAAGGATATCATGAAAGAAAATAAAGAAAAATGGAGAACCGTAATATTTAAAGATTTAAAATACCCAGATTATCAAGTTAGTAATCTTGGAAATGTAAAAAGTTTTAAAGGAAAGAAGGAAAGAATATTGACTCACTCTAAAGATGGGTATGGATATCATACACAAAGTAATAAATGGTCGGCTAGAATAGGAATCAATGGTAAAATAAAACATTTAGGCTTATTTAAAGATGAATATGAAGCCCACCTAGCATACCAAAAGGCACTAAAGGATTTAGAGGGTAATGTTTTTGATGATATTATGCAAATGGATTGTTCATATCTTTGATATATAAAGTATAATATAATATTAAAATATGGAATTAATTAAGTGGAAATTTAAGGCTAAAGATACTATCTTTATTTCAAATAAAGACTCATTTGAGACGGAAAGATTAAAGTATCAGAAAATATATCAATTGGAGGATTATGAGATATTAGAGCCAAAACCAAAGGCTGAGTTTAAGAAGATTATAAAGGAGCCCGCGCCAAAGATAAAGAAAACTACTAAGAGGGTTAATAAGAAAACTACTAAGAGGGTTAATAAGAAACATACTAAGAAATCATGATAGATTTATTTATATTAACAATTCTAATAGGTATGACAACAGGGGTTATATTATCTATTGATTGGTATCATATAATCTTAATTAAAATTAAACTTAATATGAAACCATTCAACTGTACTAAATGTCTTGGAATCTGGACGGCCCTATTACTATTTTTATTATATTTTGACTTTGGCTTAGTTGAATCTATTCTAGGTGCTTTTGGTAGTGCTTGTGTTAGTGATCTTGTGCATAAAAATTTAACTACATATTAAGATGAATCAAGAGGCAATAAAGATATTCAAAGATTATAATGACTGGTTTGCTATTCCTAAAGGTTCATGGACTACAGAAGATTTTAAAGTTTGTTATAAATTATATAATTTATTAACCGGCCAGAATAGGAAAGACTCTGGATGTAGTTCATGTCGAAGAGTAGTAATTAATAAGTTAAGACAAGAATATAAGAAATTAAATATATCGTAATTATGGAAACTGATGATTTCTTAGATGAATATCAAGTATACGTAACTCTATTTGAAGTATTAGTAGACTATCCAATTTACTTGAATTAAAAATAATAATTATGGATGATAAGAAATACAAAGAAAAAGGCTGCAAGAAGAGAACTAATAAAAAAAGAGAGGTCAATTAGTTATAAATATAACAAATCTCACCACCCTGGGGTTATTTGGAATGAAGATCTTTTGAAATGGATAGTATCAATTGAGAAAAAAAATGGAGAAATGGAATATTTAGGTTCTTTCTATAAGCACGAAGAATTAATTGCTCATAAAGCTTATGCTGCAGGAATTAAATGTTTTCATGGTATGATTAATAAGAATGAGCTTCGTCCTTGGAGGAAAACACAATAGAATTTATGAAAAAATGGCCAATAAAATTTGATATCATAGTGGCAAACCCGCCATATTCTAAGTATAGACATATAAAATTCTTGGATAAGTGTGTAGATCTTTATAATGATGAGATCGTTTTTGTTCACCCTGCAACACAATATTATACAGAAGCACTTAATAAAGCAAATGATAAAATAGTTGGTCAGGTTAAAGATCTAACATTCTTTAATGGTAATGGAATATTTAAGATTAGATTGTTTCTTGAGTGTGTCATAACACATTTAGAGAATAAGCAACATGAGGATTTTGAGGTTACCCAAATGACCCACGGGCAAAATTACAGATTAAAAAATCTAAAAGATATTCATCACCTAGGTAATGATCCTAGAATATTTAGTATTAGAGATGGGGTAAAGAATAAAACAAAAGAAACATTTAAGGGTAATGTTAATATACAGTTAGGGGTAAAGGGGAAAATACAAGGAGACCCTGAAAAATATCTTGTAGAGGCATCTCAAATACAGGGTCATGTAAAACAATATCTTGTAGAGACAACTAGGGTACATGGCAATATAAAACAATATCTTGTAGAGACAAGTAGGTTACAAGGAGGGAGAAATAGGTTTAAATTAATTGATAATGAATATTTAAAATCTATGAAAACCTCTATGCAGAGGAAAGATTTTTTCATTATATTCAACTTGTCTGGTGGGAAGATTAGAAAATCTAGAATACCTAGATATGATATATTCACATGGTTTGAGACTAGAAATGAGGCTCAGAATTTTATAGATTACTGTAAGACAGACTTTGCTAGATTTATATTAGCTTTATATAAATCAACACAAAATATTTCTCCCCCACTTAATAACATTCCCTGGATGGACTTTACTGAATCATGGAACGATGAAAAGCTTTATAAACATTTCAACATTACAGAAGAAGAACAAACTTTCATTAAAGAAATAATTCCTAAATATTATGACTAAAGAAGAACTAAGGCTACAACAAGAAATCATTGGGTATAACACCAAAGAAAAGATAAAGGAAAATAATGAGGTTTTCACACCAGATTTCCTAATAGAAGAAATGTTGGATAAACTTTCCAATGATGTCTGGGCTAACCCTAAGAAGACCTGGCTTGATCCATGTGCTGGATTAGGTAATTTTTCTGTTATTATTTTAAGAAGACTTATGGTCGGCCTGGAAACTATAATTCCTAATCCAGAATCTAGAAAAAAACATATCTTAGAGAATATGTTATATCATGTTGAGATGAATCCTAAGTCGGTTGAGAAACTAAAGTTTATATTAGATCCAGAGAATAAATATGAGCTTAATATTAGGTGTTCAGATTTTCTCCTATATAATCAACCTAAAACTTATAGTTTGTTTTAGATATATAATATAAAACTATATAGAACTATGCCTTTTTATAAGAATGATCCAAATATAAATAAGAAGGGACGCGGTAAAGGCGTTCTTAATAAAGATACTCAAGGTGTTAAAGATGCTTTCAGAAGACTCTTAGAAGATAATGTAGAGAACATGTCAAAATGGTTGGCACAAATAGCTGAGACCAACCCGTCTAAGGCTATTGATTTAGTTTTTAGTATGAGAGAGTATCTCGAGCCCAAGCTTTCTAGAACAGAAGTAGTAGGTAATGAGGGAGAAGATTTATTCAAAGGTATTAAGTTTACCTTTAATACAGCTACTAAGAAAGACGATAAATAAAACTAAAAATATATGGCTAAATCTCGCAGAAGTAAAAAAGCTAAAGGGAGATCTTTAGCAAGAACTAAACTTATAAAGAACTACAAAAAGAAGATTGATGAATTCTTTAGAGATTATAAACCGAATCCTGAGATGATGAAGGATGGTAAATTCAAACCAATTGTAGATACAAATCCTAATCAAACTTCTATTTATAATCCTAATGGGGGAGCTTCTATTTGTCTCCCTGGGGTAAGAGCTAAAGATTTTGAAATCTAATGAGTGTTACTTCTAATTTCATACCACATCAAGGTCAACAAAAGATTATTGACTCTATAATAGATCCCAGTAATAGTCATATAAAATATTACATCTGTAATATATCTAGACAATGGGGGAAAGGACTTATGGCTATGAACCTTTTATTATATTGGGCTCTTAACGATCCAGGATGTATCATAATTTGGATAGCTCCAGTCTATAATCAGGTTCAGAAAGTTCAGAGGGAGATTATAGATGCCATAGAAAAAACAGGGATTATTAAATCTAATAATTTCTCAGATAATATATTAACACTTAAGAATGGAACTTTAATATATTTTAGATCAGGTGAACGCCCAGATAATATTAGAGGGCTAACTTGTGATTATGGAATTATCGATGAGGCAGCTTACCTTAAAGAAGAGGCATTTACAAAAGCAATAAAACCTATTTTTATAGTTAAGGGCAAGAAAGTAGTGTTTACCTCAACACCTAAAGGCAAGAACTTCTTCTATAATTTATACCTATTAGGTCTATCTAAAGATTATCCAAGTTATATTTCTTTCCAAGCCCCATCAAGTGAGAATCCTTATATTTCTAATGAAGAAATAGAAGACGCCAGGAAAACATTACCCAAAGCTATATTCAATCAAGAATACAAGGCTATGTTTATTGAAGGAGGGGGTGAGGTTTTCAGTAACATTAATTTGAATTATCTTAACCTATATCCGAAGCCAATAGGCAAAGTTTATTGTGGGGTGGACCTCGCGAAACAAGAAGACTATACAGTAGCTACCTTCATGGATTCAAAGGGCAATGTAATTTTCATCTATAGAGCCAACCAGAAAGAGTGGACCCTCATGGTTGCTGAGATGCTTGTGCTTATAAAGAAATATAATGCTACTGTAATGATTGAGGTTAATTCGATAGGCGATGTGATATTTGAAATGATCAAGAAGAAATGGAATGATACCCATTCATTCATAACAACTAATAATACTAAGCAAGAAATAATAGAGGGTTTAATCTTAGATCTTAATGAGCTTAATGTAATGATTCCATCTAATGAGCTATTCCCAGTCTTAACTAAGGAACTAGAAGTCTTTACATATGATTATAATCCTAAGACTAGATCGATCCGTTATACACATCCACCGGGTATGCATGATGATACAGTAATTTCATTGGCTATAACAAATTATCTTAGAAAGACTAAGAAGAATTATGGAAACTATGCAATAAGGTAGGTGTAGACCTAGTAAGTAGGCTGAATCTTAACCACCCCATTAGTTCCCTAATTAGATGTCCCCTATTCCTGACCACTAACGTTTCTTAACAGTTAATTATATCTTTAAATATAATTAATCAAGAGATATATAGTATCTAATATAATATATTAATATGCCAACAAACTCGGGACCAATAACAAATTACAAACAGTTAATAGAATATTTCAGAACTATTTGTGGAGAACATCTAGCTATTGAACAATTTACTAGTGGCAGGTTTGAAGACATAGATGTACCAACAAATACACAATCCCCAATAGGCTATCCATTAGCATTTTTAATATATGATAATGGTGAGATAAATAGTAATATGGTTTCTTTTGATTTTACTTTAATTATTGCTGATATATCTAAGGATAGGGAAACTTTAGAGGTTAATAGATTATCCCAGACCCATGATATATTAATGGATATTATTTCTAAGTTTAATCTAACATTATTCGATGAGGTTGAGGCTCGGATTCAATTGCCTATAATAACAACCCCTTTTATTGAGAGGTTTAATAATAAGCTTACTGGTTGGGCAGCAGAAGTAACAATTGAGCTTATGAGTGGGTTAGATTTATGTAATGCAGGATTTGAATAATGGGACGTAGAAAAAAGATAAACCTACGCCCGGCTATGGTATATGCTGCTAAGAAAATCAGGGCTCGATTAAGATTTCAGATTCCACGTGACACTGGAGCCCTTAGAAGATCTTTGCATGTAATTACTAATAAAAAAGGTGAGATAGAGATTAGTTATCATGAATATGGTATGTTTACCAACTTAGGAACAGGTAAATATAGAATAAGTAAAGCAACGAATTTCAAAGGGTATAAGAAAGGGACTGGAGGTATAAGAGCACAACAATGGTCGGCAATACCAGAAAGAGATTTAGAAGATATTAGAAATAATTTAAGTAAAGAGATATCAAAGGCTATCGATAAAATAAAAGACCCATTAGATTTAGTTGAAGTAGACTATAGATTATGGGGATAATATAAATAAATATATGAAATTAAAAGTTATAATAGAAGGAGAGAAAGATTATATTATTAATGAGCTAACAATAAGAGATTATTATAATGTAAAAGATCTTATTGGCACTACTGATACTATAAAGGCTATGGAACTTGTTAATAAGTTATGTGATATACCTATCTCAGAACTAAGGGATCTGAAACCTAAGGTCTTCAATGATATCTTAGTTAATGTAGGTAATCTAATTAATAAATCTTTAGTACCCAATGAACTTTCTAAAACCCTTTTAGGTTATGAATTAATAAGCTTAGATAAGATGTCTGTTGGAGCATTAGCAGATATTAGTATCTATAGTACTGATAATAAAATACATAGTATATTATCTATTTTATATAGGCCTAAAGATGAGATTTCTTATGATTCAGAATTATGTAATGATAGAGCTATTAGTTTTTTAGATATCCCTTTTAGAGATGCTTTAGCAGGGATTAATTTTTTTTTGGGTATCAGAACAATCTCATTAAAGAATATTCAGGATTATTTGGAATTAGAGGTCAAGAGGGGAGATCAGGAGACGAAGAAAGTAATGAGTCTATTACTGAAGGAGACCAAAAATCTAGAGTTGCTAGGTATTGGTTTAGAATAATCTTAACCCTAGCAAACGATAGTATATTAGAATTTAAAAACGCTAGTCAATTGCCTGTTAGATTAGCATTTAATTATTTAGCATATCAGGTAGATTTAGATAGAAAACAAAAATTAAATAAATAAAATGGCAATAACCTATAAACCACATATTTGGTCTGGAGCTTACAATCCAATAGTATGGGTTGCTACTGGAGGTCTTGTTGCATTAGAAGATCCTAAATATTTAATAGATATTTATATTAATGGAGCAACAGGGGCAACATATCAATTAAAACAAAACCCAAATCCAGCAGGAGCTATGGTGCTTGATGTAGGCCCTATAGTACAATCTTATATAGAATTAACTAATTATGCTGCAGAGCAAGATACCCCAACACAATTTAAAGACTCTGCTGATATAGTAGCTGATGTTTGGATTGATATCAATATGGAAGCTTGGTATAATGCATTTAATGTATATCTAACAGATTATGTTGGTGCCGGATATTCTCAAGAAGGTGGAACAGGCCCGGTTAGAGTACTCCCAGCTGCTTTAGATTATTATGACTCTATAGATCATATGGAAACCTCTACTACTAATGGGTATTTTGCCGATTATATTATGGATGGGGATGGTAAATTTTTGAAAATGGATTCTAATAATATAAATTTAAATATCAACGATCATCATACATTATCTTTTTTGAACACCTGGGATGGAGCAGCAGGAACATATCAAGAATCAGTGCAGGGAATACAGATAAAATATTATGATTCTAGTGGTACTTTATTATCAGGATCTCAATTTTTCCAGAATATTACTGGTAATGGTGGGGGACCTCAAACAAGTGATTCTTACGTAAGTACTATCGAAACCAGAGATACAAAAATGATAACATTTAGGTGTGGCCCGAAAGATTTAACTGTACCAAATAATACATCATATTATACTGCTCAAGCATATATGAAAGCATCTGCTACTACATCATCATCTCCAGGAACTGTTGCTAGTGAATTAGTAAAGTTTAATATAGTAGATGAAGATTGTGCTGCTGTCCATGATAAAGTAAGATTATCTTTCTTAAACGATCTTGGGGGTAGAGATTATTATAATTTTACTAAATTTTATGAGAAAACTACTAATAGTAAACAAAAAAAATATTCTCAACCAAGTCTTGATTGGTCTAATTGGTTAGAACCAATAGCAACAACCTCTGATAAAACCGGAAATTGGTTAAGGGGGGGAAATAAGATTTTTAATAAAACAATAACTACTCAGATCAAGATGCAAAGTGATTGGTTAAGTCAAGAGCAAGTAGATTTTTTAGGTAATATACCTGAGTCTAGTAGTGTGTGGGCTTATATAGGAGATGTTGAAAGACCATATACTGTAAGTGTTGATAATCTTGTATATTCTTATAAAACAGTGAAACAAGAAAAATTGGTATTGGTTACTATAGAAGCAACTTTGACCAAGATAAATATAAAACAAACAATCTAATGAATTCAGTCCAATTATTTGTTTTACCCCATGAAGATTATTCAAACCCCTTTTATCAATCTTTAGATTATTTAGAATTAGATCTCTATAATGTAGACCCTATTGTTATCAATAAATCTATACAGGACTTAGATAGCCCAGTGGATAATGCTTCGAATTTTACTAAGACTTTTAAAGTTCCACATACTGCTAAGAATGGTAAATTCTTTGATATGGTATTTAATGTAAATTCTTTAGATTTTGATGTTACTAAGAAATCTTTAGCTTATATTAATGTAAATGGTTTTAATTTTATGTCTGGTGACATTAGGTTGATTAATATTTATAAGAACGATAAAGAAGGTACAATAGAATATGAAATATTATTCATGGGGGAAACCGGTTCTTTTAGTGGGGCTATAGGACCAAAGAAATTATTAGATCTAAATTTGACTGGGTATGCACATCAATTAAATTTTTATAATGTAGTAGATTCTTGGGACGGTAACTTATTTAATGGAGATATCTTATACCCATTAGTAGAATATGGATATACTTATGATCAAGCTACTGGTGCATCTGCAGGTAAAATACCAGATCAATCAACTTTAAGTTTTTATGATAATGAAATATCTACTAAAGGGTTTACTGATATCTCTAATCCTTTAGCCCTTAATCAATTTAAACCCGCAATAAAACTTAAAGTAATCTGGGATAAAATCTTTGAGGAGGCTAATTTTAAGTATGAGTCAGATTTTTTGACCTCGTTTTTTGATAAAACCTATTTAATAGCAACTAAAGATGCATCGCCAACTTTAGAAAATGACCAACTTCTTTCAGTTTATGACGCAACTACAGAGTATAATGGATTAGTATCTTTAAGTGGGCCTGGGGATAATACTAAATTAGAATTTCTTACTGTAGAAAATGAGAACCCAAATTTCAGTACAACTGATTATACTTATACTGCCCAGTTAACATCTAATGATTATACCATTAGAATTGCTTTAGATATGTTAGCTGATTATCAAAGTGGGATAACGGGGTTAACCGGAATAACATTATTATTATCTATTAACGGAGGTACTGATACCGCAATAGGTAGTGGAACAATAAACCCTGCTATAGGGGGTGGGGTTTTAACTGCAAATGGTAATTCATATATTGAAACAACTATCAGTTTAAACTTAGGGGATGTTGTAACATTTAAAGTCTATGGTTCAGCATGGAATTATAGTACTCTAAGCGTAGTTGGTGGATATTTAACTATTGATGAACCATTATGGATAATACCATCTTCATTTATACCTAAAGATTTTACCCAGTTAGATTTTATTAAATCGATAACTACCAAATTTAAATTAATATGGGAACCGGTTACTAATGTTAAGAATAAATTTTCAATAGAGCCGTGGATAAATTGGATAAAATCAGGGGAACAAAAAAATTGGACAGATGAATTAGATGAGGATTTTGATTTAAAAATAGAACCTCAATTCCAATCTCAAAAGAGAAAGATAACATTTAAAGATGCTGACGATAGTGATATGTACAATAAAAATTTTAAAGATGTATATAAAAAAACTTTCGGGGAGCTCAATATAGACAGTGACATAGAGATCATAAAAGGTGAGAAAAAAATAGAAACCTCATTTGCCCCTATTCCATTAGCCCCTATTGGTAATTATAATGGATTCTTAATTCCACATTTTGCAAAAGATAGTCTATCTAAAAGGGAGCCAATTACAATAAAGCCTAGAATATTTTATTATAATGGGTTACAAGACTCTGGGATTACTTATTATATTAGTACAGATAGCGGATTAAGTTTAGGTTATTCCCAATACCCGTTAATTTCTAATTTTAGTAATTATCCATTTGATAGTAGTTCGTTCGATCTTAATTTTCAAAACACAAAGCAGTATTGGAAAGCAATAGAATTAGGTTTCAGTGGAAGGACTGGTAAAACAGCATATACAAAATATTGGAAAGCCTGGTATGAATCTACATATAATTCACAAAGTAGAATAATGGAAGCTACTTTTAATTTAGATTATAAAGATATTTCTAATCTAAACTGAGAGTCTAATTTCTATTAATCTCCCTCTTTCTCCAATAGGTGATGTATTATATTTGCAAACAAATTTATGTTTTGGTAAAACCCTTTGTGATGCTTGTTGTTGTAATGATTCTCAAACAATATCTCTTTATACTAATGCTGAGTCATTTGAAGATTCTACATTTGCTTTTACTAAATCTTTGACCCCAACGGGTCCTGATGCTGGTTATTATTCTGATGGAACTAATGGATATGAAATATTAGCTAATGGGTTTATTGTTTCAACTACAGCCTGCGATAGATGTAGTTGTGTTCCAGCTACTAGTAATCTTTTTAGTGTAGCATTCGGTACTACTTTAAGTAATATATGTTGTGCAACTGGTTACACTGAAAGTGTATATGGAAACGGTAATGCTTTATCTGATTCAACTAGACTTTATGGTAATACTGGGGGTACTGGGGTAGCAATTGGTTATTACAAAGGAATTACTGGAGATGGTTCTTATGTAGGGGCCACTGGGATTTTTATAGATTATAAATTTAATTGTGATGATATAAAATGTTCAGAATGTGATGAAGATATCTTTGTAGCTATAGGAACAGGTGATGTTTGTTGCTATGGCTCAACAGGGTCTGAGACTAGTCTGACTAAAGTTTATTATGATGGAGATTTCACCTCAGCAACTGGATTTTATTATGATCCATTTTGGGAAACCCCGGTTGGAGAGAATTTAACCGTAAAGATAACTGATGGTATTAATGCATATTCTGTTGATAATGGAGTTGCAACCCCAATTGCTGATTGTACCCCTAATGATTGTATTGATCGTGTTTATAGTGTAGTGTTTACACTTAGTAATTATTCAGGAGAAGAACTAACAATATCAGGAAATGGGCAAATATCTATTGATAAAAATATATGGTTGAATGCTATAGAATATTCAGAGTCTGGAGAGGAATTTGAAACTGAGTTTAATGGCGAATATTCACCAAGTTCATACGGGAGAGCCTATGTATATATTCCAAGTACATCAGGTGGAACATTAACAGCAACTACAATATACAGAGGGGTTAATATAAGTATTGATGATTTAGAATTAGATGGAGATTATACAACACCGTTTGGTTTAATTGATGGTGATAGTAATTATTCAGTTGTCATAAAATGGGAAGCATAGTAAATAAAATAGATTAAAATGGCAAAAGAGAAAGAGTTAATTGTAAGAATAAAAGCAGTAGAAGATCCTTCAGTGGCTAAGGCAACTGATGGACTGAATAAACTAGAGAAACAAGTTGAGAAAACTAAAACTTCTACTGATAAATTAGGGGGGGGAATAGGTGCTCTCCCTGGTCCTTTAGGTAAAGCAGTTACAGGGGTTAAAACATTTGGCACTGCTTTAAAAGCTTTAATGGCTAACCCAATAATTTTATTTTTAACTTTAGTAGTTGGTGCACTCACAGGTTTATTTAAATTGATGACCTCTACTAAAGCAGGGGCTGAGAAATTAGAAAGAAGTATGGCTGGACTTTCTGCTATGTTTGATGTGGTTAGAGATGCAATACTTAATGCAAACTTTTCTAATCTAGGGAGTGATTTATATGAAGATGCTAATGCTGCTGCAGAAGCTACTAAACAGCTACAATTATTAGCTGATGCAACAAGAGAACTTAGTGTAGAAAGGGAAAGACAGAACACCTTAAATGAAGAAGCTAAATTACTTAGAGAAGATGAGAATGTTTCTTATGAAGATAAGATACAAATAATTTCAGAAACAATGGCTTCTGAAATTGCTTTAGCTGAAGAAGAAAAGAGAATAGCAGAAGAGAAATTAGCTGCTACTAAAACTTTAGCAAGTTTATCAGATAGCGGTAAAGAAACTTTAGAAGAGATTGCTAAACTAGAAGCAGATGTTTATAAAGCTCAGAAAAAAACCTATACGGAGCAGCTAAAACTTAAGAAACAATTAAAAGCGGTCGAGTCCCAATATACAAAAGACCTAGAAAAAGAATACAAAACAAGGGAAGCTTTAATAGATAAAATAGCTGATTATGAATTTGCTGTAAAAATTAGGGGGTATAGTAGTTCAGAAAAAGCTATAGCTATTTTAAAAAGGAATCAAAACAATGAGCTTTTAAAAATAGATTCAGACCTATTAAAACAAAAAACCGAATTAGATAATAAATTTGATTTAAAAGCTGCAAATACAAGTATTAAAAATACTAAAGCTATAATAAAGACAAGGGTAAAAGAATTAGAATATTGGCACGGAGAATATAGAGAAAAAGCAGAAGCTGAATTAGAAACACTAAACACCCTACTCGAGAATAAAGAAGAAGGGGTCAAGAAACATAATGATGCTATATATAAATTAGACGATGATGCCGGTAAATTACAAAAAATTACAAAAATTTTTTATATTGGCCAAATAAAAAATATAGAAGATAATGCAGCTGCGGAAAAAAAAGCAAACAAACAAACAGTCCAAGACGAAGAAACTACGGCTGATGCTAATTATGCTGCGAAAAGAACTACAGCAATAAATGAAATACATGACGGGGAAGCTAACACACAGGCAGAGATTCATGCTTTAGAACTTGAAACTCTAGATAACCATTATAATGATTTATTAGATAAAGCAGAACTTTATCATATAGATAAAACTGAATTAGAAACGTCATTTGCAGATGAAAGAAAAGCTTTAAAATTAAAGCAGGAGCAGGAAATAGTTGATGGAACAAAAAGAATTACAGACGAAGCTAGAGAAGCAAGAATTCAAGAAGCCCAGACTTCTTTATCTGCACTCAATGATTTACTAAATGCTATGATGGATTTAAATGATGCATCATCTGATAAAACTGAAGAGGGTAGGAAGAAAGCTTTTGAAAGGGGCAAGAAACTTCAGATAGCTCAGGTTACTGTTGATATGTTATCTGGTATTTTATCTGCTTATGCAACTGCTCAAACTTTAGGTCCCCCTTTAGGTCCTATTATTGGTGCTATGAACGCTGCTGCTGTAGGGGTTGCTGGTTATAGTGCAATTAAAAAAATCAAAGGTACTGAATTTCAACCAAGTTCTAGTTCTTCTAGTTCTTCTAGTTCTGGTAGTAAATTTGAACAGGGAGGTCTAAGTAGAGGAAGGTCACATAGCCAAGGAGGTATTAGGTTTGGTAATGATGAGATAGAAAGTGGAGAATTTATTATAAATAGAAATTCTACCAATGCGTTCTTGCCATTATTAGAGAAACTTAATTCTTTGGGACAGGGAACTCAGAAAGACTCAGGTAATGTTTCTGGGGTTTCTGAAGAGATTGGGTTAACCCCAGCCCCTATAGTAAAAGCATATGTTATCTCTGGAGAAATCACTAGTCAACAAAATGCTGATAAGAAAATTTCAGATTTAGCTAGACTTTAATTTAAAAATAAGATATGAGTAAATTTATTAAATTTATCAGGGAGTTATTTAGTAATGATAATAATATAGCATCATCTAAAAGATTTGTTGGTATTATATCAGGGCTTTCGTTGCCAATAGCTCTACTCTTAGGACTTAGTCCACCAGTCCCATTAATTAATGCTGTAGTAACACTTTCTGTTTTGGCTTTAGGCTTAGCAACAACAGATAAAATATTTAATAAAAATAAAGATAAATAAGATATGAAATTAGAAGCAACAAAATTAGAAGTAATAGAGTTAGACATCATGGAAGACATTGATGACTCTGGGATAAAAGCAATAAGTCTCGTGACTGAGCCTGCTACAGATTCATATTGGGTATATTTTAAATCTGAAAAGCCAAAGGCTAAAGAGGTTAAGTTATCCATAGATGAGGATAAAAGAATTATCGTAGGCAGTGTAATGCTACCAGACATAGAGATATATCGAGAGCCTTTAAAAGAGGGAGGGGAACCTTTCTATATTAAATTCTCCGCCGAGGCTATACGTAAGATGAGTGAGAAATACATGAAAGACCTTAAGTTAAAAGATAATGATATTGAACACGAGGAAAACAATGACGCAGGATCTTATGTGTTTGAAAGTTGGATAGTTCAGCATGAACAGGATAAGGCTAATGAAATATATAAATTAGATGTCCCAATAGGAACTTGGATAATAGCCATGAAAATCGAATCTGATGAAACATGGGGTCTAGTAAAAGATGGAACTTTAAAAGGATTTTCTTTATATGGTAATTTTATACATAAAGAGGATATAGAAGAATTAATGGCTAAAGATCTTATTGATAAAATTAAAGGAATTCTTTTAAAATAAATCCCAACAGAAGTAAAATTATAAATGATATATAAAACGATATATAAATATATTATAAATGCCTAACAGAGGCTAAATAATAAAGGATAAAAAAAAAATCTAATCCATGAATATTTTCAAAGAAAAATTAAATCAGATAAAATTGTTACTTAATCTTGAAACTGAGGTTAAATTGTCACAAGAAACTTTAATAGACAATACTATAATTGAGGCTGAGAGCTTTCAACCTGGATTTCCAATGTATATAGTTGGAGCCGAGGAAACAGTTCTTGCCACTAAAGGAGTTTATGAAACATCTGATAAAACAATCACAGTAGACGAAGAGGGTAATATAATCACAGTTGAAGATAAGGTTGTTGAAGAGGTTAAAGAAACCGAACTGGAAACTGAGGTTAAAGAAACCGAACCGGAAACTGAGGTTAAAGCCGAATTAGAAACTGAGATTAAAACCGAATTAGAAACTGAGGTTAAAGAAGAGGTTGATTTTAAAGAAGCATTAATTACTATTGTTTTATCAATCGAAACCTTAAATGAAGAGATGGTATCTATTAAAACTGATATGGTTTCCTTCAAGGAAAAATATGCTAAATTGTCTGCCGAGCCTGCAGCAGTTAAGTATCCTAATATTACAAAAAGCTCAGCCTCTTTATCTAAAGAGGATTTACTAGAAGCTAAAATAGAGGCACTAAAGGGTTTTAAAAGATAAATCCTAAAATTTAAAAAATTAATTAATTATTATGGCATACACAGGAACAAATTTAGACACATCCGCAATTACCGGCTTCCAATTGGAAGACAGCGGAATACTTATTCAAAAAGCAGTACTTGGTGCTGATTTTCTTGAAAAAATAGACGTAAGGCCCGGATATCCTATGTCAGACGTTAGAATAAACGTCCTTGATTCAACTGCTAGTTTTTCTGAAGCTACATGTGGTGGAGCAACAGCGGGAACTACAACTTTCACACAATTAGAAATTTCTAATTTAACTTATGCATGGGCCCAAGATTTCTGCCTTGAAGATTTAAGAGATACATGGCTATCGACTAGATTAGACGAATCAGCATTTGGTGAGACACTACCTTTACAGGATATAATCGCAGACCAATTAGTTGCAGAAACTAGATTGGGTGCAGAAACTAAAATAGCATCAGCTCTTATCGCAATAGTAGAAGCAGGTGGCGTAGCTACCGGTGGAACTGGTCAAGTAGCATTTACATCAACTAATGCTTATGCAATGATTACAGATCTTATTGACAATCTTCCAATAGCAGTAGCAGCTCGTCAGGATCTTACTGCATTTATGTCTTATGCATCTTTCAGAGCTTTAATGCAAAACTTAGTATCTCTTAATTATTTTCATTATGATCCCGGGACAACTTTAGGAACAGGCATGGGACAATCGGTAAATATACCAGGAACTAACATAAAAGCAGTTCCAGTAGCAGGTTGGGGAACAGACGCGAATGTCTTAATAGGTCCAGCGAAACATATTGTTGCTACAGTGGGCCTAACTACAGATCCTGACTCACTTATGGGATGGTGGAGCCAAGACCAACAACTTTTTAAAACCCTTGCCAGATTCACCGCAGGAGTACAGCTTATCAAATCTAGCTTCGTAACTAACAACGTTTAGGATAAGTAAAAATCAAAATAGCGAGGTATTTAATCTCGCTATTTTAAAATAAAATAAAAATATAAATATTATGGATTGCACAAATTTAACAACCGCTTTCAGTTTAGATTGTAAAGAAAATAGCGGTGGCATAAAGGCTGTTTATATCGGTAATGATATAGATATTACAGGTGTTACGGGAGCTACTGATGGAATTGGTAGTATTGAAGTTTTAAGTGGTACTGGAACTTTCTTTGAATACAAACTCCCTCCATTTACTGGAACATTTACTAATACAGTAACCAATGCAGATATTAACACGACTACATTTTGGACAGAAACATTAACTATTAATTTACAAGGATGGGCTACTGCAAAAAGAAATGAGTTTATTTTAATGACTCAGAGCAGAGAGCTAAGGATCATAATCAAAGATACTAATGATAATTTTTGGTTTGTTGGTTATGGATATGGGGCATATATCTCAGAATTAACTGCAGATATAGGAACAGCATTAGGGGATAAGCAGACTTATAACATAGTCTTAACGGCTTTAGATAAATACCCTGCATATTCAGTAGCTTCACCATTAGCAGATTCTATAGTAGCTGGTGGGTTTACTCTTACTGAAGTATCATAGTAAATTCATGCCAAGAATTAAAGAAAGGGAGCCAACTATGGCTCCCTTTTTTATTAAAATAAATATTTACAATGATTAATCTAACCACAGATAGTGAAAATACATTCATCTTATATGTTGATACCATAGATAATGATGTTCAAACTTTTGAGGATTATTTCTTATTAGGGTTTACTAATGGGTTTACCCAATATACTACTTATGTTTCTCCTAATGTAGTTTCAAGAAACCATAGATTTCTTAAATTGACTATAACATTAGTCAATGAAGCTATTGACGAGGACCCATTAAATTCTATATGTTATATGATTCAAAGAGGAAATTGGAATTATAAATTATATAACACCGCCACATCTACTTTAGACCCTACAGACGCAGTACTTTTAGATAGTGGGCAGGCCCTTCTTAAAAAAAAAATGGTGAGCTAGACGAGGTAAGTTTTTCTGAATTTATTAGTGATAACGAGTCTTTAAATATTTTAACCTTTCAAAGTGATAATGAGAATTTAGAATTATTAGAATTTGTTAGTGATAACGAGCCTTTAAACCTTCTAGTTTACGAAAGTAATAATGAAGGCCTAGAAGTAGATGAATATATAAGTAATAATGAAGACTTGAAATTAAGAATTTATTATTCACCATATATGATTTATGAATATTGGAACACTAAATTAGATATATGGAATGAGTGTGAAGATATGTGGAACGAAGCTTAAAATAAAAATACGATGGGCAATTTATATAACAAAAGAATACAGGATACCTATAAAGGGATTTTAAATATAGGAGCATCTGGAGCATCTGGAGCAGCATCTCCTATTCAAGTAACCGACGGGGAAAATACTAATATACCCATTAAAGTTTCAGAAACAGAGGTAGAAATTACAGCAGAAACTTTAGAAATTAATGGTTCGTTAACACTTAAGGAAATTACAGGAGCCACCGGGGTTTCAGGGAAAGGTATATTATATTCTTCTAGCAGTGATAATAAGCTTCACTACGTAGACAGCTCTAACATGGATACTGTTTTTGAATCAGGTTCTAGTGGTTCTTCAGGAACAAGTGGAACGTCTGCTGTTGGATCATCAGGTTCTAGTGGTTCTTCAGGAACAAGTGGTGCTGTTGGATCATCAGGCTCTAGTGGTTCTTCAGGAACAAGTGGTGCTGTTGGATCATCAGGCTCTAGTGGTTCTTCAGGAACAAGTGGTGCTGTTGGATCATCAGGTTCTAGTGGTTCTTCAGGTTCTTCAGGTATTGATGGTGATTTATATGCTGATTGCTCTACCCAAAATATAACACTACCACAAACACCAGGTACTATTATTAATATAACGATAGGAATTAGTTTAGCTTATACCCCTGCTCAAAATGTGATATTATCGCTTGATGTTGATAATTATTTAGATTGTAGTGTTATTTCATACAATTCAAACACAGGTGCTATTTCATTAGAAGTTGTAACATCAACAGGTACATCTGGTGGATCTGGAACATGGTGCATAAATCTTGCTGGTGCATCTGGTGGAGATGGTTCTTCA